CGGTGGGTGGCGAAGTCGTGGCTTGCCCCGCCCGGTAGCGGACGCGGATCGCCGAGACCGGGTAGAGCGTGCCGCTCGGCCAGGTGCATCCGTAGGCCAGCGCCACCCGCCCCGGCGTCGGGTCGGTGTCCGCGATGTAGTTGGCCGCTGCCCAGGTGGTCTCGGTTCCTGCCGAGTCCTTGTACTTGATGCTGGTGATGGCAATCAAGGGGGTGGCCCGGGGGAGCACGATGAAGTCTCCGTTCGGCCATTCGTCCAGCACCCATTCCAGGGTTTTCTCATGGACCGCCCGGCAGGTGCGCTCCTCGAAGTAGCGCCTTGCCGCCACCCGATAGATTTCCAGGATGGTGTCGTGGTCGGAGGAGTCGATCTGGCAGTGGAGCTTCAGTTCCGCCAGCGAGACGGCTTCCTTGATCGATTCGGTGATGAGCTTGGGGGTGAACATTGGAAAAGGGCTTGACAGCCCGCCGCAGAGTCGCGTACTATCAAACTTCCGAACGAGTCAGGGGCTCCTGAGCGGACCTCCGAACCCGGGTTCGGTAATGAGCCTGGGGGCGAATAGCATCTCAGTTCACGAACGCGCTTCCGTGCGCCGTGGCTGCAGCGCCTACTGATTGCGCCGCCCCGATGTCAGAATACGCCACAGTTCCAGCGTAGCTCGGCGCGAGCTGCAGAAATGCCCCTATCCCCGCGCTCTTTGCAGCAGCAAGGCTGATCCTGAAGTCCCCATTATCTGGGTCTGTCCAGGGAGTCACATCATCAGCGTATGTGACGCTACCGGCAACAAGCAGCGAACCCGCCGTAATAGTCCCGCTCGTGTTAGCCTGGGTTCCCGCCCCGAATCCGTTGTTTAGCAATAGTCCCAACCTTGCCGATACACCTGCCGCATTAATTCCCCATCCACCGTTCTTGATGAAGTTGCTATTCTCAACGTGAACGCTGGCCCCTGCGGGAGACGGTATTGTGAGGTCTAGACCATCCCCCCCGTTACCGTTGGCGTCCGCTCTGGTCAAGACTGTGTTCCCTCCCAAACTGAATCCATCCCCGCCATTGGTGTCGGATATACACTGATCGAACCGGGTCTTTCCTCCAGCCACGATGAACCCCGAAGTGTTGGAACCTGGGTTATCGTGGCTGATGCAGCGTTGGCACGAAAAATAGCCCGTCTGCCCGTGGAAGCCGCCCAAACTAGCCGTATTGGTGGTGTTGTTTCCGTAGGCTTCCAACTCTACACCAGTGAAGATGGTCGTTGCTGTAAGAAGCCCACTCCCCCGTCCATTCGAAAAGGACACACGATAGAAAACATTTCCCCCGCCCACACTGTCGGTTACGCTGACCACCGGATAGGAACCGCTAGTCGCACCGCCCACGAATGATGCATCGGCCACTACCCAATCCGACACGTTCCATAAGTATGCGGCTGCGCTGTTGATGGTGGAGGAGAACACGGCCTTCCCGCCGTCGCCAACAGTCGTGGTGTATCCCCGCATGACAATAGGGCCGTCATCAATCGGGTTGACCTGGACTGTGGAGCTATAGGTCGTGCCACTCTTGAAGTTGTAGCGTGGGATGTTCCCGGCCACGTCCTTGAGATCGGCAATGGCCTGGTTCACAGGCCATTCGCTAGCGCCGCTCGGCCCCCTCCATGCGCCGCCCACCTTGATGGTACGGGTGTTGGTGCCATTAGTCGGTGCGGCTCCTATCTTCACGGTAAGACTGACAGTAATCGTGGTGGTGTCCCTGGCTGTAACCCGTCCGACGAATACCGAGTCGGGCGTGGTTCCGTCAGGGTAGACCGACGCAAAATCCCCTACGGTGACACCGTTCGCAGCGGGGTCTCCACTGGCAACCGTAAACACGCCGGTGGCCTGTACCCATGTGCCACTGGTGTAAGTGAGTGGATAGACACCGCCGATGGGAGCGCCACCGTTTAGATTGGAACCCGCTGCCGCATCCAAGTAGAACTCCGTGAAGCTCTGCGCCGATAAACCAAAAGCACAGAAAAGGAACAACAGAATCAGCCGCCTCATTGCACACACTCCACGACAAAGTTCAGGAACGTCGCCGTCGCCACGGCCTCCAAGTGGAAGGCCAGGATGTCATTGGCCGCGATTGCCGTAGAACTCCAGCCCGTAAGAGTGGCCGAGTGGATAGCGGTGTTGGAGGCGATAGCCGGGCGGCCCGCACCTGTGCCGGTAATGACGTTAGTCACTGTTGGGATGGCCGTCCCGGTAGACAACCGCCAGATGTCCACCGTGGCCGTGCCGGTATCTACCAGGATGTTCCAAGCCGTTACCGTGCAGGCGAAGGGAACCGTGACGTACACGGTCTTGTCCGCCGCAAGAGCCGAACCCCCGCCATCGAAGGACGCGCCGAAAGAGCGGGTGATGCGGTTCAGCGGTTCCCAGACCGCAGAGGAAACCGAGGGAGCGGAATTGGCATTGGGAGATGTGGCGGTGTAGACCAGATCGCCATAGCGGACCAGGTCTTGTGCCGAGTACGCCGCCGTGGAGGTCCAAACGCCACGCCACTTCAGCCCTACCGTATCAACCGTCTCCGTGACGCCCGCCTGGAGAATGATGTCATCCAGGTAATAGCCGACCGCCGTGCTGGAGCCTCCGACCGTGATTCGCACGCGGTCAACCAGAGTGGAAGCCGTGCCGAACGCCGTCACCGGGATGACAATCTGCTGGTAGGCTCCAATGGTCGAGGTGGACAGGCCATACGTGTTGTTCCGCAGCGTAACGGTGTTGCCCACCACCGCCGCGCTGTTGTACCACTGCACCAGCAGACGCCGCTGTGAGGCCATCGCCGCCTTGAGGCGGACGTAGAACACGAAGTTGTTAGAGGCCGCGAGCGAAAAGGGAGATGCCGCCACCAGTTGCAGGTAATCGTTCGTCCCGGAGTTGGTAGTCTCGATGTTGTAGGTCCCGGCGTGGGGCTGCGCGGTCGAGTTGCAGATCGTCGAGCCGTCCGAGCCCGTGCAGGTCCATTCGGCGTTTTCTCGGTAGGCGTCGATGTCCGTGATGGTGGTCGGTTCGGTGGTCCCCGCCACCACGTAGGCGAATCCAAGCTCCACTTGGCTCACGGGGTCCGCTGTTGGCTTGGCCGCTGATTCCGCCGCCTGGCCGTCGATCACGACAATCGCGCCGGACGAGTTGGCCACGATCAGATCGATCCGGTTCAGTTTCGCATCGGCTGCCGTGAGGGTGATGTCTGTTTCCGCTGCCGAGTACGCGACCCCCTGGATGACGTAGGACGCCGCTGTCACGGTGTAGTTGTAGTTCCCCGTCCAGACCACGGTGCCGCCGCTGGAGACGTAGCTTCCGGTTGCCGCCGCCGATTCGCCGGGAGGCCCGGATTCACCTTGCGGCCCCGGCACGCCGGTCTGTTGGGTCCAAACCCCGACTGCCGTAGCCAGCCAGAGATTTTGGCCAGGGGTCGCGTTGTTCTGAAAGTACGTCAGGCCAATGGCGGTTGCTGTTGCACCAGCAGGCGCACCATCGCCAGAGAGATCGGCTGGCGCGTAATCGCTCCCGGGGGTTGCCGCGCTCGGAATGCCTTTGGTCAGCTTGAGCAGGCCGCTCATACTGGAAATGGACGTGCCCATGAGTCCGTCCACTGTGGGATTCGGAAAAGTGCCGTTGAGGTCTCCCCCGGCGGAGCCCGAAGGCGGCAGGGCAGAGGGAGTAGCGGCAGGCAGGCTCGAAGTGGGCAGTTGGGACCAGGCGGCAACTGCCGCCAGCAAGAGAATCGCAGCGGCGCGCATGTCAGTTCTCCCGCCAGCAAATGTTGATCTTGACCGTGCCGGTCACGCTGGCCGTGCGCAAGGTCAGGTTCTTCGCGGTCCCGTTGCCGAGCAACCAGATACCGGAGAGGTCCAGCACCAGCGTTCCCCCGGCTGGCACGGTATAGGCCGCCAGCGTTGTGCCTGAACCGACATTGCTCGATGACCAGGCGGTTGCCGCCGCAGTATCCGCGCTGGCGTTGAGTTTCGCGGGGGCGAGAGTGGTCGAGCTCGCCGCCGTGCCGTCACGCTGTAGCAGCAATCCCGTCTCGACCGAGGCGTAGATGGACGCGCCGGAAAACGACACCGAGCGCGCGCCCGTCGCGGGCTGCTGCACGGTGACGACTTCGGCGGCCCCGCTGAGCGCGGTGGTCTTAGTGGCGCAATAGAAGCCCGCCTGAGGCTGCCCGAGCGCCAGGAGGCAGACGGCGAAAAGCAAGATTCCGGTTCGCATCGTGGTTCGCATGATGGGCACTCCTTTTCTGAAAAAGCCGGGGGGCGGCGAGAGTGGGCCACCCCCCAGCGAAAGACCGATATACCAGCGGGAGAACCCGCAGCTTCGGTCCTAGCTTGTGATGTCGGCCGAGTGGTCCGCGTAGCGCGGTACCAGCATGGCCACAATGGCGCCCACCACCGCCGAGGCGACCGATTCGACGCACTTCAGGCAGACGTACTTGTAGCCGGAGGCCGCAAGCGCCTTTATGTCCACCTCAATGGCGTAGAGATCCGAAGATCCCGCCGTGGTCGTGAACCCGGCGGAGGTGGCTGCGGTAACGGCGCCCGGCGTGTTGGTGGTGTTGAGCCGCCGGTAGCGGAAGGCTACGGCGGTTTCCGTGGAGGGCGAGTTGTCGTCGCAGGCGCTCACGGTGACCAGTGAGGTCCCGGTGGCTCCTACTCCCTTGTAGAGCAGGAAGAGGGCCTTGTGCGCCTCCGAGACCTTCAGCACATCGGAGCGCACGGTTCCGGCGAACGCATCGGCGACGGGGTCCAGGCCCTTGGCAATTCTCAGATTTTCGAGGGATATCATGGTTCTGTTTCTCCTTTCCTCTGGGATCGGCCCCGGTTACCTGGCCGCCAGTGCCACGAAAGGCGACACTGTGTTGGTGCCCTTGTAGGGCGTCAACGCGGACTTCCAGGCGGGCTGGCCGTCGATGCGGTACACGAAACGGAACGCCGTCTCGTCGTAGATGAAGCGGACGTGAATCGAATTCGCCATCTGCAAATCCCGGGCGATGTAGATCCACGAAGAGAGATCGGCGAGGATGATGTCGCCGAGGTCGCCGATGGTGGCGCATTGCTCGACTTCGACCACCGGCCGGCCGAGCAGCATGCCGTAGGGGCTCTGATTCAAGCCGCCCGGAGGCAGGTAAGCGGCGCTTCCGCCCACGTTCTCCGAACCCGCGACGTTCTTCACGTCCACGGTCATCTGCATGAGCTGGGGCTGCGCGTCCCCGTTGACGAGCCACACGGAGTTGCGCTTGCTGCGGACCCACATGCGGCTCCACATCTTGGCGATGTTGGCGGTCTTGATCGTGTCGGCCGCCTGGCTGGTCTCTTTGGCGACGTCCACGCGGCAAGCGGCATTCAGGATGCCGAGCGGTTGCCCTACTCCCGTGCCGTTGATCACCGAGTCATCCGCCATGAAGGCCATTTCTTCGGCGAAGGCCTGTTCGAGCCACCCGCCGAGCGCCACGCTGTCCTGCATCAGTTCGTCGGTGGCGTAGCACAGAGCGACCAGCTTTTTCAGGTTGAGTTCCAACCGGCCGAGTTTCGGCTTGCTGGCGGTCTTCTCGTCGGCTTCGTCGGCCCAGTAGCCGCGGACTCCTCCCATGCGCGAGCCAGTGGCTCGGCTGGTTTCATCCACGTAGGGCAGCTTCATGCCGTTGGAGTTGGGCCCCAGGTTGAGTCTCCGGCAGCGGGGCAGAATCACGGCGGTGTCGTAGACCCGCTGGATCAGCTCCGTCGAGACGTCTTGCTGCACCAGAAAGCCGCCTTGGCTCAACACGGTCTCATTGAGGCCGGAAGCCGCGCGAAGCTCCTGGACGCGCCCCATGTACTCCTGCACCGTTTCGCCCGCTCTGGCGCGAGGCACGGCCCGCTGGACCATCGGAATGGCGAAGCCATCCTCCGGGCTACCGAACTTCAGGCGCGGATCGCGCGAGCGCTCGGGTTGGCTGGCGGCGGCCACGGCGGCGAAGAACTCGCCGACATGCCCCCAGGGTTTGTCTTCGCCCCGGTCGCGGACCTGGGCGCCGGTTCCCCGCGCTTCCAGGCCGTGGGAGGCCGGCTTGGGCATCTTGTCGAGCCGCTCGAGCGTGGCGTCGATGTCCTTGACTTTGATTTCGGAGGTGTCGAACATCGCCTGCTCGTCGGCAGTGAGCGCCCGATTCTCCGTCTCGGCCTTCGCCATCAGGTCTTCCATCGCCTTGATGAGCGCGGCCCGGTCCTTCAGAAGTTTCTCTCGCATTTTCTATGCGGTCCTTTCCG